AAAAGTCGACTTTCTAAAATTTTTTTTGTAAAATTTGTATAGTAAATTTCACATTATGAAATGAAATGCGCTAAGTCCTTGATGTTCGACGGGGATGCGGGGGTAGCGGGGGTTACTTTACTCTTTTTTATATTTTTAAAAAATAAAAAATAAAGATAGAGACAAACCTGGAATATACCCCCGCAAGTGCCGCAACCCCCGCGCTTCTGCGAGCAAAATTGATAGTTAAAAACTATCGGGGCTATATTTATCAAATGTTTGCATTAGTGGGTGTATGAACGAATATGTTTACCAAATACAGGGTGCCCTAGAAGATTCTAATGGAATCTTGCGAGGTCTTCGTGTCTTGGTCTGTACAATGACTCATTTTGATTCTGCCGACGCCCCCATAGAAATATTGGACAAAGAGACGGCTAGGTACATTGAGTTTCGTTTAAAGGTCTGTGAGTACCTGGATATTAACCGTCTACCGGTTCAGGTACAGAACAGGATTCGAGCGCCGTTAGGGCGTTGGCTGGACCAGTGGGTCCTAGAGAATTTTTATGGCGATACTAGCAAATCAAAAAATCTTGACCCTGGACTACTGGAAACTAGCAAACAAAATCCAGCCGGGTGACTACCTGTTTGACCAGAACGGCAAACCCGTCAGGGTAAAGCTGGTCCAAGAATACTTTTCGGAAGATTGTTATGAGGTTACGTTAAACGACTACCTGACAATCTCTGGGGACAAACACCTGGAATTTTTGGTGGAAAACTTTAAGTACCGGCTGCGTGCCATGACGTACAAAGGATACCACCCATTTAGGCGGCCACTACGGCCCATTAACATAGAAAATTTGTTAGAGCAAGGACATAAACGAGAAGACAATCGCCTGGTCTACTCGATCCCAACCACTAAACCCATTGAACTACCCCACCAGACCCTACCAGTCCCACCGTTTGTGTTTGGGTTTTGGTTTGTAAACCGCAAACCTAGTGGATTTTATACAACAACCTCCTATACAACCGAAGAAGTTGACAGACAACTCAAAGATTTTGGGTACAAGATCAAGGTTCGCAAGACTTTGAAGAATGGCTGGCGTCAATTTACCGTATCTCCGACCATAGAATCACAGTTAGCACCAGATATTCCAACAAAACTACCGGCAAACTACTTGCTGGCGGACAAAGAGCAGCGAATTGAGCTCTTGCGCGGCATTTTGTTTGGAAAACTTAACTCGTACTACCCCAAAAAAGACCGTTTTGTGTTTTCTACAAAACATTACGGCACGGCGCTGGCGGTTCAGGGCCTTGCTGAGTCACTAGGCGGCAAAACCCGGCTAAGTTTTACGGAACAAAAGAAAACTTACACGTTGTATTTTAAAATTAGGTATAAACTGGTACCTAACCAGGTATCTAAGCCAATAAAAGTACACCAGGGGCGCAGGTACATCGAAAAAATTACAAAGATCCAGCCACAGACCTGTATTCATATCGAAACAGAGGGGCCGGATAACAGCTATCTCGTAGGAGAGGGTTTTATTTCATGTCGTTAACAGCAAAACAAGAACTTGAATTAAAAAAGTTCGCGCAAGCACGCACGCACTGGCCCAAAGAACAGCTTGAGGCCGCCGTTTGGCAGGTCAAGTGGCACCTACAGGCGCTGCCACACCAAAGGGAGCCAGAAGATGGTGAGTATGATACGTTTCTTATGCTTGCCGGTCGTGGATCGGGCAAGACGCACACTGCTAGTCATTGGATTGGCATTCGGGCTTGGAATTACGACAACACCCGTTGGCTCGTCACCGCTCCAACATCAAACGATATACGTGCAACTTGTTTTGAAGGGGACTCCGGACTTCTACATATCATTCCCCCGTCACTTATACGAGATTACAACAAGTCCTTGTTTGAAATCACCCTTACAAATGGATCTCTTATACAGGGGATACCGGCCTCTGAGCCCGAGCGCTACCGAGGTAAGCAATATCATGGGGCCTGGTTTGACGAGCTGTGTGCATTTGATTACATCGACGATGCCTACGATGGCGTACAGTTTACCCTCCGCCTTAGGGACCCACGCATCCCTCGAGTGCAGCAGATTATTACCACCACACCAAAGCCAAAAGAATTAATTGTAGACCTAAACGAAGGGAAAGTGGGTGGAGATGTATACGTATCAAACGCGTCGTCCTACGACAACCGAGCAAACCTTTCAGAGACTTTTTTCAAACAGCTTGAAACGTATGACGGAACTGACATTGGAAGACAAGAGATCTATGGTGAGATTCTTGACCCGGAACAGTCAGGTATCATCAAACGCAAACAGTTTAAGCTCTGGCCAGCCAACAAGCCAACCCCAACCCTGGAGTATGTCATTGCGTCGTATGATCCGGCGACTTCTGAAAAAACAATGAACGACCCAACCGCCTGCACTATCTGGGGCGTGTTTGAACAGCAAGACTCTGGCACCGCGATCATATTGCTAGACGCCTGGGACGAGCACTTGTCCTACCCTGAGCTACGTAGGAAGGTAATCAACGACTTTAAGGAGGTTGTCTACGGCGCGGATAACGACTTTGGCAAGGGCCGTAAAGCAGACCTAATCCTAATGGAAGATAAGTCCGCCGGTATCTCGTTAATCCAAGAACTCCAAGGCGCCGGTGTGCCCGTGCGTGGATACAACCCCGGCAGAGCCGATAAAGTACAACGATTAAACATTGTATCACCCCTGGTGTCCAAAGGAAAAGTTTGGATACCAGAGGAACCCCAACGAAAAGGTGAATATGCAGACTGGGCAAAACGTTTTCTTCGTCAGGTGTGTTCATTTCCAGAGGCTGGCGGACACGATGACTACGTCGACTCCCTCTCGCAAGCGTTGCGCGTTTTACGTGATTCTGGATGGATCCAGCTCGACCCGCTACCGGCTCGAGACTATAGTTACGTGGACGACGACATGAGTAAGCGATTTGCTAACCCGTACGCCCAGTAGGGCGGATCTCCTGGTATTTGTGCATTAGTATAAATAGAAACAACTACCCGCCAAAAATGAACATTTTAAAGACCCCACAACAAAAACTACTAGAAGAGGCCGGTATGACACCCGCCTCTCCTGGCATGTTAAAGACTCCGCAGCAGTTGTTGCTGGAAGAGTCTGGTGTGCAGCCCAAGTTCTTTTCTGATGGTGGCAGCAGCACAAATCAAATGAGTCCAGAAATGTTGCGGGCTTTAATGCAAGCCTACGACTACGCGCCAAATAAACTACAACAAGACGAGCCAACGTTTGAAGCACAACCCCAGACAGCAACAACCTGGATGCGCGACAAAATAGCGAGGCTAATCGGAGAAACACCAGCAGACAGATTATTTGGGACTGGCTCTGAAGGACAACTGATGGAATATTTACCTCTTCAAATTTTAAATCCGCTCTCCGCGGCAGGGACAGTAGTTGACGCAGTACCAGAAATGTACCGTCAATACAGGCAAGGAGATATTGGTGGAGCTGCTTTGACCGGCGGAATTGCTGGACTAAGCGCCGTCCCTTTTACAAAGCCAATCGGAAAAGCAGTCAGCGCAATTTCAAAAAAGACTAAAAAATAATGGCAAACCCAATACTACCAATTCAGTCTGGAGCAAACCTTCCTGGTTTAGAGACAGATGAAAATGTCAAAGAAGCTGCCGCGCAAGACGCGGAAATGGATTACTACGAAGACGCGCTTGGATTAGAACCTGGCGACGTTGAAGAAGAAATCATTGAGCTAGAAGATGGCTCGGTTGTCATTAACTACCAAGAAAAACAAAGCCCGCGTAAGAACCCTGAGTTTTATGAAAACTTGGCGGAGTCGTTTGATGAGGGCGTGCTTGATGCGTTAGCGCAAGAGTACTTAGATTTTATTGACGTTGATAAAGAGTCAAGAAAACAACGAGACAAACAGTATGAAGAAGGATTGCGTAGAACTGGGCTTGGAAAAGATGCGCCAGGAGGGGCGACGTTTGACGGTGCCTCCAAAGTGGTGCACCCGGTTTTGGCAGAGGCTTGCGTTGACTTTGCGGCATCATCAGCTAAAGAAAGTCTTCCGTCTGACGGCTTGGTTAAGTCCAACATCAAGGGCGAAGCAGACCGATTAAAAGAAG